ATCTGGGTTTGCGGATTGATATAAATCAGCTCCTAAAGTATCTTTTAATTTAGCAAGTAATTCTTTAGCTTGCATATCATTGGTAAGAGCTTGGGTATATCTTGTTTTTTGAGCAACAGAATATGGATCTTGTGCAACAGCTTTTACTTCATAATTTCTACTTGATATTCCATTAACAACAATGTCTACAAACTTAGGTACTACCGGAACTGGTTTCCAGTCTATATTAAGATAAGATAAATCTCCATTAATAGCTAATTCGTCTTTATATTTCTGTACACTTTGCTCTCCTCTGGCATATAACCTTAAATTGTGGTATCTTTGCCAATTGTTATTCCATCGACCATTAGTTCCACCTGCTCCAGTACTTCCATTAAACCATTCGTATTCTATAGCCTGACCAACTAGTGTGCCATATTCTAGACTTTGCTTTTCTTCATCCGGTACTACCTGACTTGGGAAAGAGCTATTGCTATTGGTATAAATCATTTATTATATTATTTTGGAGTTATCCCCGTTGTTATTATATCTTTTAAATCCTAAACCAAATTTAGGTTTTTCATAAGGCGTAGTAGGTACATATAAATGTTTATTACAAGCCATTATTGCTAAACCTGAACTAATAGAAGCGTCATGCTTTGTTCTATTATTTATATTAAATCTTGCCCAATCTTCTAATGTTCTTTGAAAATACATATTGCCATACTGTTCGTCATTGTATCCTACATTATTTTCAATATATGTTTCAATAGCTGAAGCGTGAGCTTGCATTATATCTTGAGAGGAGTTTGGTATGCCCCCAATTTCTTTTTCTGCTGGCGACAACTTATTCCATACCTTATCAGGTCTGTTTATTGAAAACCCTCTGTAACCTCTTCGCTTTAAATAATAAAGCAATCTAGGTTTATTATTCTCGGCTAATATAGGCATTCCGTAAAATACAATCGCCATAAGTACATCTTCAAAAAACATCTCAGCCGTTTGAGGTCTTGCAATATATTCTAAAAAGAAATGATTAGGAGGAACATCTTCCATTGTAAACTTTGTCAACCCATGAAGTGCTCCGTTAGACCCTCTAGCAGCATCTACTGTTCCGGATATATCATAACTATCACACCCAAATGCACCACAATGTTCATTACCTGGATATTTAAGTCCATTCTTTATAATTACACGATTTTGAAGATGTTTAGGTGGTATCCAAGAAATTAAAAATCTTCCATCCTTATTTGGATAAAATATTACTTGGGAATCTTGTATACCGTTTTCCCATTGAAAGCTTCCTCTAGTTAAAACATTTGAGTTTTTAAGGTCATCGTTATAATCTATTTGCTCATATATTTTTGTAAGATTAAACAAAGATTGCTTTGCTTCATCTCTAAATGCATGTTGTTCTGTTCTTGGGAACTGACGGTAGTATTCATTTAAACCGTCCTGGTCATTTTTCAAACCATCTACTTCATTTTGCCAATGTTCAATAACACCATATTCAATCCAGTTTCCATCTACACCTTTTACCGGGGTTTTTGGAGTGTCGAAGACAGGTATGCCATAAGTATCAATGAATCCCTCGTACGACCATTCCATAGGTATGAACAAACTATATAATCCTGAGCTAGTCTGTCCATTCCTGTTTCTTTTTGTAACGTCGGAATCATAATATAATTTTTTAAAATTGTCTCCTCCTTTATCTAAAGCATTTGATGTTGATCCCATCATGCACTTACCAATAATCCTACTACCTAATCTTAAGCATGTTTTCGTAACACGCCAATTGTTTAATATATTATCTGGTTTCAACCATTTACCACTTTCATCATGTACGAGTAATTTTAATTTCTCCCCATCATAAGAGTTGTCTCCGGTGTTTTTCCAGTCGATAGTAGTGTCTAATCCTTCTAACTCTACTGCTTTTTCGTTATTATCTAACTTTCTTCTTGTAAATTTAGACGCTGGTATACGATAAGCTAATTCTGTTTTTGGACGGTCCATACCGTCTTGTATTGGTTTAAAAAAGAAAGGATAATTAATAGAAATTGGAACAACCTTATCGGTAAACATAGTCTTAGCATCTTGCCCTGACTTTGATAATATACCAAATCTTGAGTCACTTGATATAGTTGCTTGGTTTACTAATTCTGCTGAGGACATAAAAGAAAACCCGGAACGTCTGTTTTTTAAATAGCACATTCCGTAACATCTCATGTCTGCTTTACAAGCTTCCCAAAATATAAAAAATAATCTATTTGATTCTCTAAAATCTGGAGCTCCGACATCTATCTTGCTCCATTGCAGATACATGTAGTGAGTACCTGTTATGTAAGTTGGCTTTCCATTATTATTGAAGTATATACCCTCATCTCTATACTTAAATTCAGCGTCTACATAATCGTACCACTGTTCTTTAAAATGATCTGGATATTTATTCCAATCGAATACATTCTTTATTTTATCTAGTTCTTTTGGATACTCTATCTTTTCCCAATATTGTTCTTCTTTTTTATTAGATCTAGAGTATACTTTTTCTATTTCAGGTAATGCTATTTTTAAATTTTGGATTTCAACAATTTCACCAATCTTTCCACTCTTACTAATAACAACCATATCATGGTCTTTATTATACCCATATGCCCATTTTTTATTACGATTGTGTTGCTTTAAAACGCTAGGTTTAATATAGTTGGATACAATCCTAAATAAGTTTTGTTCGTACATTATTTAGACCTCCCTTCTGCAAAACCTTTAAATACTTTTTGAGTATTATCCTTTGCTGCTTCTTCTTCGTTTAATATTTTTTCTTCTAACTCAATTCTAGTAAGTATTTCAAAAGCATCAAATATTGCAAGCTTTTTAGTAGCCGCTGCATTCTTCAATTTGTCTGCCGCTAAGTCTTCTTCGCCATTATCTAAAATAGCTTCCTCAGCTACTTTGATTAACTCCAATACCGCTTTGTGTCCAGCTTTTATGATATTATTTTTTGTTTCTTTAATATCCATTTTATTTAATATAATATAATTTTTTTATAGTATTCTTATGGACTCCAAAAGCTAATGCCGCTTGTCTTAAAGATAGATATTCAATTCCATCAATTGTAACAGGCATCCTATTTTTCTGACCAGTGCAACATTTTATTTTTGATGCTGAAGATAATTTCTTGCCAGTTAAAGTAGCGATTATTTTTTTTCTTCTAATAAACTCTAAATCGTCGTTTAGTTTTCCAGTACCTTCACCTCCACAAGTCATATTACAAAGAGTTCCGGTTTTTAAATCAATTCTGCCATATAATTCTATAAACTCTACCTCTTTTTCTATTGCTTGTTCTTTTGTTAAATCTTCAAAAAGAATTTCTACAGTATACTCTGTCTTGCCAATTATGCTTTTCCAAAATTTGGATCTACTTCTTTTATTATATGGTCTACTAATATCTTTACCTATACCAATATAAAACGGCATATTTTTATCGTTTCTTATATGTCTATAAACAATCCAATTATTTTGCCCAAGTTGGGTTGTATTCGACTTCGTTTCCTTTATATTCATACTTAATTACAATATCATTAGATTTCATACAATATAATCTTTCCCCGTTTATTATAAAGTCGTATTCTCCATAAGGAGTATAACCTACTAAGTCTCCAGGGTTGATTTTAAGCTTGTTTAAAGAGTCATTTCCGTATTTTAATATACCAATAAGCTTTTGCTCTTTATCTAGCTTTAAATAGTCAATATTCTTTAATGGTTTTATAAAACATCTGTCTCCAAATGTTTTCCATTTTGAGTCTGTTTTATACAGGTATATTTGATCAAGATCACAAAAATATAAATCTTCCATAAAGAAAGATCTACTATTTTTTATTTTACCTTTTATGTCATAAAACTTTCTAAATACATTATGATGTATTACAACAATGTCTCCAACTTTTATATCCGTAGTATATGCTAATGGAGTTGAAACCACTTCAGCAAAATTATTAACGGATTTAAAACTTTCTATTTTGGTATTTAGTATTAGATCTTTATCTCCTACTTTAACTTTGTTGTTATATCTGTCTCCATTTACTGGTTTAACAATAAAACTAAAAACACTTTCCATTAGTATTCTAAATCATATTCAATAGCAATAGCCATGTTTGAATTGAATTTTTTCCAAGGCATGACTTCCTCCGCTTTTTTAATATAAATCTTATAAGAATTATCCTTGTTTTCAAGTATACAGGAGATTTCATGTCCCCCATATACTTGTTGTCCAACTGAATAATGCATTGCTTCGTTTTTATAGTCTACACCTATACTTATTTTTCTAATAACCGAATCCATTATTCTTTTTCTTCTAATTCAGTATAAGTACCATCTTCTAAATTAATATTGATAGCTCCGTATTCTTCTTGCAATACAT